TTTATCGTAGATTTATTCAGGACTTACCGGCCGCCTAGCCTGACCTCGAGCACGATGGATATCACTTGGGCTCCGTCCAGCGTAGTCCCCATTACGGACCTCCGCGGTTCCCCGCGGGTGGGAGTTGAACCCATTTGCCTTTTACTAACTCGGTCCTTCGAAGAAACCTAGACAGCGTGACTTCACTTGCTGACACTTACAAAACTTGGTGGAGGACCAGGGTATTGAACCCTTGTAGTCAGTATGCTTGCAAGGCAAACCCGCCGCCCTCGGCTCCCCCCATTGTACTATCTACAGGACACTTGTGTTGTTTAAGACCGAGCACGGATGCAGGTCTCCTCTAAAACTTGGCGGTGCCAAGGGGTAACGATCCCCTTCTTCGAGCGTGACAGGCTCGTGTGCGTCCATGAACACTTTGGCACCTAAATTGTGGTACACGGTACGGGAATCGAACCCGTCTTACTAACGTGAAAGGCTAGTGTCCTAAACCGATAGACGAACCGTGCATTAAATGGTGGAGATGGATGGATTCGAACCACCGCGCTTTTTAGGGGACAGATTTACAGTCTGTTGCAATCAACCACTCTGCCACATCTCCATATTAAAACATACTACAGGAACTCCACAGCAATCACAGGACCGTCTCCTGCTACGTCTGCTTCGTCATTACAGTACAGCATACTCCACCGTGTCATACTTGGGTTTCCCCTCAACTTTCATGTACATTGTAGCGAGCCAGCCCGTCAGCTGGAATATTCTCCCTACAATGCACCTAGCGGTGCTGTCAACCTCTAATACATTTTAATATGGTGCCCCAAAGGAGACTTGAACTCCTACGCCTCTCGGCACTGGCTTCTAAGACCAGCGTGTCTACCAATTCCACCATCGGGGCATTGTCGTTTAACGATGTTAAAGAACTTTTGTTCGTCTGCATTGATATGCAGTTGGGTTAGTATAACACCGTTTTGCAACTGCGTCAAACTATTTTTCTGCGTTGTTGTAAAAGTACAACTAGCACCCTTGTTAGCAAAGCGATGTTTGCTACAGTTCCACAAGTATAACATCTTTTGCAAAAACGTCAACCTCTGTTTTTATAACCCTACAACTTGTAGGGTCTTTGTTTTTACTGCACTGGTTGTTGACTACGCAACACTTACACCTTCACAGGGTGCAAGTCATGTTCGTCCAATGCAGGTATTAAAGCACTCTACATGGATGAACCCACTTGTCCCCTCGCGGGTAGAGAATGCTTTAATACGTTACCATTTTACCATCTGCGTTTCCACCACAGACTTCTCATCCGGTAAGCCGCCCTCATTATAGCCGATGTTTATAGTGCCGGCAGGGTCGCGTTCCCTATACACACTTTTCATGATCCTAAAAACAAAAAACCCTAGGGTTTTTAAGCCTAGGGTCCTTGGAGTTTGCGTTGTTAATTTGTGTTAACTATGCGAGTCTCCTGGACCCTTGGTACCTAGTGATGTGCGATCATTACTAATCTCAGTCGCAGACCACAAGGCCACTGGCATAAATGAATATGCTTGGCTATGCTGTTTGCAGTTGAGAACGAATGTCGGTTTCATTTTGTTTCTTTTTCCTTTTGATACCTAGCGTACTATACGCTGTGTATGTCTTGTATTGTAGAGATATTTAGCAATGCTGTCAACCTCTGTTGTGTTTTATTTAGCCAAATGACAAAAAATTGTAAATTAACTAATTTTACTTAGATCGCAGTTGGCAAAGTCAAATGTTGTACGGTGTAGCACACGATCAGGCATGCCATCGAACTTCCAACGCTTGTGTATTCCCAACCACTGTTCCGAGATTACTACATCTCCATCCTTCCAGTCATGATGGTAAATGTATTTGTCTTGCAACACATGATCGCGTAAGTCTTCTATTATGCGCTTGCTCATGCTTTCTGTCAACCCCACAAAGTTGCGAAATTGCAAAAACGGAAAAAATAGTCCTGTCTTGCGTCCGATATTGGTATGCACAAGATTTGGTGTGTAGTGCTCGTTGAAGTCTTCTTGCCGTCCTTGTTTGGCACCACCAAAGTCAAATTCACTGTAACTGTAGCGTTTCCATCCACACACCATTTGGAAGTCAGCAAATACTTGTTTTTCTTCCACACTCAAATCATCGTAGGCCATGATATTGTTGGTCCAGCTGGTTCTACTACCTTCAGTACCACGCACACCCAACAACCAAACTAGTGGCTTGCGCTGAGGATCGCCTGGCTGATTGCAATGCCAATCAAGATCACTCACGTGACCAAACAAGCCAGGCAATCCGTGTTCATCTAGTTCACCGGTTACCCGTTCCATCTTGTTACCACTACCTGGTACCAAGATATGATTGTAGGGCGGCACATCTGCTACTGCCGACAAGTCTTCCACTTCACCAAACATCTGTGCCACACGCACTTCATCTTCAACTGTCAGGTGATTTTGATCGTGGGCAACTACTAGAGTATTGGTTGCTAGCAAACATCCAATTTCATTGATATCATCTTGCGTGGCCGCGGTAAAATCAAAGTCGTCTAAGATCACAGTCCAGCCGTTTTCGTGCAAGTGATAGTTCATTGCAGTCCCCATTTGATCTTGAGCCAAATGCGTTCGTGTATATAGTAGTCAATGCTTAACAAGATATGTAGTGCTGTGGCAAATCCTGTAGCCGATGCTATATCTCCTGTGAACCAGTAGGTCCAAAATATTGTGAACAACCACGCGGTTATTCTATACGTAATCATACGTGTTATTGTGCGTTTGTGGGTTTCTTGTATCATCAAAATACTTAGTGCGTATTTTGGAACGCTCGAAAATTCTTGGTGCGAGTAACTGGAGTCGAACCGGTACGCCTAACGGCGGCGGATTTTAAGTCCGCTGGGTCTACCAATTCCCCCATACTCGCAGTAGTTTTTATTCAATTTCTAACCAGGTATGATCGCCCATGTACTTTACTTGTGCTTGGTATTCATAGTCTTCGGGTGCAGAGCTGGACCAATCGTCAGGACCGTGATGTGTGAGCAAGGTATGCTGTTTACGCTTGTCCCATGCTAGCCAGTAACATTGGCCCATGACAGGACTGAACTGATAAACTGCGGCATGTACTGCATCTGTCACATCCAATCTACGCTTGATCGCTTGTGCTTGTTTTTCCAGTACTGCAACCAGTTCCATGATCCTATCGTACTCTTGCTGGGCATACATCCTAGCATGATTGATCATTAGATCTTTTTGCTGTGTTACTGGCACTAAATCAAACTTAGGGCCACCTGCTTCTGTTGGATAAGGTGTTACATTGCGATTAAAAAACGGAATTATCCCGCCTGTGCTAGTAGAATCATAACTGTCTCTACCTTTGGCTAGGTTTGATTTTTGTTCCATGCAATTACTTAGCCAGGAATAACTTTACTCTATTTAGATCACTGGCAGGGTTGCAAACTGGTATGCTACCATATTTTTTGTAAAACTCTCTCATGAGTTCCATTTCAACTGTTTTACAAAAACTAGGGTGCATGGGCAGATATGCTTGATACACATGATCAATTTTATCTTTGCCAAATGCTTCTTTGAATGCTGTGCCACACCCATACGGACTCAAACGTTCATTGCGTACTGTTCCTTTGAAATCAGTGCGTCTGCCCAGCATACAATGTCTAGTAACTGCACGTGATTCGCCTATGTAGATAACTCCTGCTCCTAGATAATCTGCAGATCCAGCTGGCGCACCATTTTCAAACAATCCGTACACATAACATCCTGGATGCTTTTTGTCAAACCCCCAACTGCTATTCCACTGCTCGTCAATTTGATGCCAGTTAGTAAAAACAAAAGCAGGTTTAGCCAAAGCCATTGGTTGAGTAACAAAAGGTGTCTTGCCACTGAGTTCTGCACATTTGAACAAGCTATAAGCCAGCGTAGTAATATCACCAGCATGAGAAAAAATCTCATACAGTTGATCTTCAGTTAGGCCGTGATTGCCACTTCCGGCTCTGATGTTTTGTGCAAGTACTCTAGCTAGGTCTGTCATAATTTTGGTCCGGCGCACAGGAATCGAACCCGTATTCGTAAGGTAGAAGCTTACTGTATTATCCGTTATACTAACGCCAGATGTTTGGTGGGCTCACTGTGAATTGAACACAGACTCAATCGATTATGAGTCGACTGCTTTACCATTAAGCTATGAGCCCGAGTGTGTATTATATGCAGGGTTGACTTGTGTGTCAACCGCCGGGTCTGGGCGTTGGAAATTGTGGCCTAGGTGTAGCCGCTATGGGCTGTTGTGGTTGTATAGGTTCAGCAGGTTCTGCTGTGGGCTCAGCTGGCTGAGCCTTGATATCGTTGAGATATTTGGCTACCTGTGGTCCAATTTTAGCAGGTGGTGTGTTGATCATCAATAGTTCTACTGCCATACCTACTGCATGGTCAATTGCTGATTGATCAAAAATACCTTTTGCTGTTGCTAGATTGGTAACATACTCTCTTACTTGTTTTTCAGCTTTTTGTTTATCAGCTGGCAGAGTTGGTACTGCAACAGGATTTGCTTTGGCTGTTTTGATTGCATTTTTTTGTGCATCTTTTTCAGCTTTGGCTTTTGCGTTTGCACCAAACGTTGTAGGAATAACGCTCAACTGTGGATATGCACCTCGGTTGGCATCCTTGGCACTTAGATAGATAGTGTCTGTGTTCAAACGCATTTTGGCTTTCTTGAGATCGCCTGCGTCAGAATAGAAGATAAAGGATTTGCTGTTTAGGTTGATACCTAGTACACCAGCATCATCCTTCTTGCTCATGTAATAGTTGAAACTTGCTTGTGAGTACAACTGTAGAACTTCATTGGCATTGCCTGCTTTGAAGTTTGACATGATATTTTTAACCATTTTAGTATCTGCTTTTTTGCCACCAAAGATAAGTGTAACTAGGTTTTCAACTTGCGACAATAGTTTTTGACCGTACTCCCCATCTTTCATCAGCTTGTACATTTCCATGGCTTTGTTCATGTTTACACCGTAAGCAGGAACGCCTTTAGGAAACAGTTGCTTGAACCAGGATTGATTAGAGAATCCAACTACAAAACGGTTAAGTGCAGTTGCGGCAGCTTCGTAGCCTTCTGCTGGGCGCACTTCTTGATCTGAGAAACGTGCGGCGCCACCGTGTGTTGTTTTGACTTCAACTTTGATCCATTTGCCATCCAGCTTGACCAACAAGTCACCTTTGGCTTCTTCTTTGTCACCATCACCATCAACGTCAGTTGTTTGATTCTGTACAAAGTTACCAGGCTTGCTCACGCTTTTGCTTAGTACGTTAAGACCAAACTCGCCTTTGCCTTGGCCCAGTGCTTGTTCTTCCATCACATCGTCCACAAGTTCTTTAATGGCAGGATTGGTATCGTAGCCATTAAAGATATCACTGAATGTGTGTGCGTTTTTACTCAGTAGTTTGTCAATGTTTACCAGCTGATCTGCGGCCCACATTGTGAATAACTCTTCGCGGTCCTTGGGCTCAACTTCCATGCTAGCTAGATACTGTGCTAGTTTCTTTTGACTTGCCATAACGGCAGGATCGTTGATTTTTTGTAAACGTCCTTTGATCATGCCCATACGTCCGCCAGCATTCACATGCTGTAGGAGTTCTTCAATTTCACGCAGAGTTTTTGCAGTAGCATCATCGTCTGGCAACAACTTAATTTTGCCTGCAATGATACTTTTCATTGCTTCTAACTCTGGAAGCGTTAACTGATCTAGGTCTTCAAATAGTTCTAAGTATCGCATGTTTACTCGTAATAAGAGTATTTATGCATCAGTGATCAATACGGTACAGAGCTTTGTCTAGCCATGTATACAGCGCATCCTGCTGGCGCACAAGTCCAAATTGACGTATACTCTGCACTAGACTATCGTGCAACAGCCCACGTTCTGCTAGTTCAAACCAGCTGGTTGTGGCAGGGTCTAATAGTTCGTCACTGACCTTGAATACAGCGGCGTGTAGCCACGGATCATCTATGGCTTTGCGGAAATACGCATCTTTAACATCAAATCCGTTGATGGCCAGCATGTACACCAGATTAAGAAATGTGTGATTATAGTACTGATAATTCTGTGCAACACTTTGCCACTTGCCGTACACATGATGTGTAAGTACAGGAATACCCAGGTACAACATTCCGTTGGTGTTCATTTGCTGATTAAACACTCCTAGAGTTTTAAGTGGGTTGAGTGCATACTGAAATGCATCATGACACCAAATAACATCCACAGGCGATGGCAAGCATGGTTTTTCAAAGTCACGCTGTATGTAAGTAAAGTTCTTGGGTTGTTCAAAATCTATAGTCATTGGCTGTCGGTCAACAGCGTAACATTTTAGATTGAGCGATTCACGTGGCTCGTCACGAGTGGTAGCATTGGCCCACCATAGTGCATCCAAGCACTGGCCAGCGCCCATGTCAGCCACAGAGCTGATACTTTCCATGAACGTATCATGCTCTCTAAGTAGGCCAAGCACATACATACTATGATCATGGCTTTGGTGTGCGTTATTAAACTGAGACATCTTCCATTCCAGCTGTGCGTAGTCGTACCACATGGCCTAGCATGAAGTTTTTACTTTCTAGACCTTTTAGAATACCTAGCCAGCGATTGCGTAACAACGCCACTTCATTGATAATAGTTTCAAAATCAATCACTTCATCCTCGCCATCCACATACTTTTCAGCATCACGTGATGTTAATGCACGAGCATAAGTTTCTAGATATTTCTGAAAGTGTTTTCTACGTATTTTCCGCAATTGAATATTAAGGAACTCGAGCACCGCTTCAATCTCTTGCAACTGATTAAAACGATGCTCAGTCAGTCCGGGCAAATCCGTTAGACTACGTTCAACTCTACCATGCACGGACACATCCTTCTTTGCAGTAAGGAGCTCTGCTTCATAGTAGTCGATGAATCCTGGAATGTTGCTTAAATCTCGGACTACCTTGTTATACCACATCTAGTCTTCTTCGTAATCGTTAATGTCGTCTTCGTCAATATCTTCATCGTCATGGAAGTATTCTTCGCAGGCCTTTTGCAAATGCTGATCGCAACCACTAAATGCTTTAAGGTCTTTTTCCGAAATACCATCCATGTCCGTCAAAATACTAAACAAGTGATCTGCTACTGCTTGTCGATCCTTATTGGGTACGTATTCTTTCATTACTCCAAAAGTTTCGCACAAAACTTCTACATCAATCATTCTGCTGGTTCCTCTTCAGGTTGCTGTGCAGATGCCACGTGTTGTGGGTTCTTTTCAAAGTCCTCCATGACCTTGTCAAGACTACCATCGTCGTTACGTTCCCAGGCCTTGCGGAACTGCTTGATGATTGTTCCATCTGCTAGGGTGTATTTAAGACTATTGCCTTCTTTCTGCAATAAACCTTTTGATTCCATCAAGTCAGTCAATCCTGAGTAAGGGCTCATGCCTTGCTCATAAGGAATCTTAACTTGCACACTTTCAAACGGTTTAGCATAGCGTGTTTTCATTACTTTACACGCGGCACGAATACCTTTTACTTCTGAAATCTTGTTGCCGTCTTCGTCTTCTTTGAGTTTCAATTTACGCATAGCAACAACAATACTGCTGGCGTAGATAAAGCCTTGACCACCGGAGATCTTGTCATCCGGATCAAACATGTCTTGACTTGCATAAGTGTGGTTGGTACATACCAAGCCAATGTTTAATGCGCCAAACATGTTAACACAATTACGCACAAGACTTGTAAGTGCTTTGGGTTTACGACCCATGTCACCTTTCATTTCGCCTGCTTCAAACTGGTTAACATCAGTTGGTGTTAGCAACATGCCTAGACTGTCAACAACAAACAATACCTTGGGACGTTGATCTTCTGGTAGTGTTTTGTACTCTTTGACAAAGTCGCTGATAACTTTGGCCACATCATCAATCATGGCCATATTAAGTTTGAGCAGTTTGCTTTCGTCTGTTTCAACACCAAGTGCTTTGAGCCAGTCTTCGTCAAGCGCATTTTCTGTGTCAATTAAGATAGGATAGATACCTTGCTTTTGTGCATGACGGATAAGGTTACCTGAACAGATAAAACTCTTGCCTGCACCAGACTCGCCAGCAAACACAGTTACCTTGCCCATTGGAATACCTTTGTTAAAGTCGCCGCTGATCAAATAGTTTAGTGTGTAGTTGCCTGTGCTGATCCATGTGTCTGGATCGTTAAAGCCAACGCTAATACCTTCAATGCTTTTGGTAATGCTTTTTCTAAATTTGCTTAGGTCGAATGGTTTTGCCATGATAGTTTCCTTTGTGTTAGTATATTAGATTACAAGGCGCATGTCAAATCTACTGTTCCTGATTAGTATATTCCTATACTCAGTTAACCGTTCTTGTAAATTTTTAATGTTGCCTAGATTCAACCACCTACCTGGTGGTGCTGTTAAGTTGTGTTCTTTACACCAATCAGCATACGCAATTGGTGCTGTGTATTCCGCAGTTCGCATTAGATTGATTCCGATCTCAGTTGCCAACTGCGAAAAGTCATTTGTGTCATCAACGTCTAAATTGTCGTCAAAGTTTATCCATTTGTTAAATGTATTGCGTCCTAGGTTATGGTACACAATTTGAACATTTGCAACGTCATGCGATAGCAAATTGTTAAACGGATTGTCTATTAGATTGACTTCATTGTCACGCAAACTAGTCCATTGCTGAGTAAACATCTCTTCAATAAAGTGCAAGAGTTTGTTTATGCTACGAAACTTTGGAATCAACAAAGGTTCTTTGTGTTCCAATAGCTGTATAAACTTGGGTGTGTTAAGATTAAACTTCACCCAGGCTCTATGCAACTCATTCAAGTATTGCTGATCATATGGATCACCTACTGCAAATGCTGGTGCAATTTTATGTTCTGTAACGAATTGATTGACATCTTCCAACGCCCATATCAGTCTTGTTACTTTTTCTGTTTCAATGCCGGACTCTGTGCAAACAAAATTGTTGTACGGAGCAATAGCATTTACATAGTATTCAACAAGTTCTTGATTGGTAGGAATGATTTCAATTTCGTCGCCGCTTGATAACCAAACTAGTTTCATAACAAGATGTGGGCGAGTGAGCCTACCAGTTTATCGATCTGGCGCTCAATATCTTCTCGCCCACTATTCCGTTTAAGACTTCTGACGGTTACGGATCATGGCCAAGATATCTTCTGCACGAGCATTAGATGGCTTGGCTTGAACTGGCGCTGTTGCTTCAGCTGGCTCATCCACATCAAATGGAGGAGTATCGTCAACTG